CGCTTTAATTATATTTGGTAAGCACAGCATCCTTGTGTACGGTGGTGCTACCTCTCCAGCTAGTATGGCTTTGGTTGACACTGTTGCTGGTGTTGGTTGCATCTGTAGAAACTCTGTGCAGCACACAGGTACAGACATACTGTTTATGTCTAACTCAGGACTCCGTAGCTTTGGTAGAACAATCCAAGAAAAGTCTATGCCTCTGTCTGACCTGAGCCTCAACGTAAAGACTGAGATCATTAGCTTGGTAGAAAACAGGACGTTGCCGACTGCATCTGTGTATAGTCCTGAGAACTCGTTTTACCTCATATGTTTTCCAGATCAATCAACAGTGTACTGCTTTGATCTCAAGGGTAGATTAGAGAACGGAGCTTACAGAGTAACCAGATGGACTTCTGTACCTCACAAAGCATTTGAAAGAAAAGTAGACGGTACGTTATACATTGGTACATCTGATGGCGTAGGCACGTACTCAGGTTACGCAGATAACACTTCTGCTTACCGCTTTAGGTACTACAGCCCCGGCTTAACCTTTGGTGACCCATCAAAGATTAAGCTGCTGAAAAAGCTACGACCTACTCTGGTTGGTGCTAGCGGCGCTACTGTGTTTATGAAGTGGGCTTATGACTTAGACACTGATTTTAAGACTTACGAATTTACCGTGGGAAACCAGACGCCAGCATACTTTAATGTTGATGAGTTTGGAATCGGTGAGTTCACAGGTGGAGAACTAACGACAAGAAACCCTGTACAAGCTACAGGAAACGGAAGCATTATTACTATAGGGCTAGAAGCCGAAATTGACGGGTCTGCTCTGTCTCTCCAAGAAATTAACGTATTAGCATTAATAGGTAAAACGGTATGAGCAATTATACAAAGACTACAAACTTTACCGCTAAGGATACTTTGCCTTCTGGAGACAGCGGTAAGATCATTAGGGGTAGCGAATTTGATACGGAGTTCGATGCGATAGAAACAGCTAGCGCAACCAAAGCTGACTTAGCTTCTCCTACATTTACAGGCACTGTGACGATACCTGCTCTGACACTTACGGGTACACTGTCTACAGGGACGATTGACGGAGGTACTTACTAATGGCTGATGAATTTAATTTCACAGATTTCTTAAAAGGCACTGCGCCTCTGCTTGGTTTGTTGGGAGGCGGTGCTGCGCTTGCTAACGCTTACGATAGGCTTGGGGGAATTGGAGAAGCTGCACAGCAAGGCGCAATGCAGATTGCACAACAAGGGCTTACGCAGTCTCAGTTCCAGCCATTTACTGTAACGTCTACAACAGGCAGTCGGTTTGGTTATGATCCTACAACCGGCGCTGTTTCGATGGGTTTGTCTCCTGCTGAACAACAGCTACAAAACAGAATGATGGGACAGGCTTCTCTGTTTGCAGGACAGCCACCAGCAGGTGCGGCAGGGTTAACGCAAGCAGGACAGCAGACTCTTGCGAGAGGTCAGAGCTTACTTGGTCAAGGCGCATTCGGCAGAGGACTGGCTGAACAAGCTTCAAGACGCGCATACGGGCTTGGTGAGCAGTTTATGGGTGCTGCACAGGCGCAGCCAGCAGACATTAATTTATTAAGAGGACAGTTTGCAGGACAAGTTGGCGCACTTCTTGGACAACAGCCTAGTGCTGGAATAGGTCAATTCGGACAACAAGCGTTAGGCATGGGTGCTGCTGGGCTAGGAACACAGGCTCCTGCTGACGTAGAAGCACTGCGAAGACAGTACGCAGGTTTAGCAGGACAAGCGGCAGGTGATGTACTAGCTCCTATGGCTGGACGAGAAGCTGACGTATACGAGCGTATAAGAGCTACACAGCGTCCTGAAGAAGAACGTCAGCGATTAGCTTTAGAAGAGCGTTTGGCTCAACAGGGACGTTTAGGTGTACGCACAGCTATGTACGGAGGTACACCAGAGCAAGCTGCGTTGGCTCAGGCACAAGAAGAGGCACAGAACAGAGCATCGCTAGCGGCTATTCAACAGGCTCAAGCAGAACAACAACAGGCTTTAGGTACTGCACAGGCTCTAGGCGGTATGTTTGCAGGTCAGGCAGGTTTGTCTAGCCAACTTCAATCGGCGGCGCAACAGAGGGCTGCACAGTTGTCACAGCTTGGACTCAGCGCACAGCAGATTGAATCTCAGTTGCAGTCTGAGGGTCTAGGTAGGGCAGCAACATCAGCACAACAGGCGGCTCAGTTGGCTCAACTTGCAGGTGGTCTACAGGCACAACAGGCTGCGTTAGGCGCACAGTACACTGGCATGGGTGCAGACCTTGCATCACAGCGTCAAGCACTCGCACAGGCTGGACAGTCACAGGCGTTGCAAGCGATGCAAGCTGGACAGGGACTGTTGGGTGGCGGTCTTGGACTGCAGCAGGCACAGCAGCAGTTAGCACAGGGTGCGTTAGCGGGTTCTTACTTGCCACAGGCGCAGCTACTTAACGTACAACAAGCAGCGCAGTTGTACCCACAGCTACAGCAACGCGGTCAGCTTTACGGCGCAGGTCTATTTGGCGAAGCGGCTATGGGTGGGCTTGAGGCGTTGCTCGGCGCAGGACTCGGACAGGCTAACCTGATGGGACAACTCGGAACTGGATTGATTGGTGGCTTAGCTACACCAACAGACAGCTACGGTGGCTTAGGCGATGTAATAGGAACCGGCGTTGAAGCGTTGTTTGGTGAAGGCGGGTTGTTTAGCGGTTTAGGAATTGGAGGTTAACATGGCACGTTTTGGACAATCATTTTTAGCCTCGCTGACACAGCCTAGTTACGGTCAGGGTTTGTTTGAGCTGGGTGCTGCACTTGGTCAGGCTCCTGCGTTGGCTGCTGAACGTAAAGCTGAAAAGGATCGTTTGGCTCGTTTAGATGAATCTTTTGCAAAAACAATGCAAGGAACGGCGGCGGCACAACAAGGAGACGTATCTGCTGTTACACAACGCATGCGAGAACTACAACAAGCTATGACTGTTGCGCCAACGGCAGAAGAAAAAAGAGTATACATGCAGGAAATACAAGCACTTCAACGTCTTCTTCCGGGTGCGCGTCAAACGCAACTAAGCAATAAAGCTAAAGCTATTTATACGGCTGAAAAAGCTTTGGAGGCTGAAGGGCTTGATCCTGCTGTTCGAACAGCGTTGACTGAGCGTATTACGGAGATGAAGAAAGATCCTGATGCTGTTGAGCAGTATAACCAATATAAAATAAACGAATGGCGCACACAAAAAGCGCAAGAGCAGATGGAGAATGAAGCGTGGTTAAAGTCTAATGGGCCTTCTATAGCGGCTGCTATTAAAGATTCTGATTTAGATAAGTTAGATTCTTTAGGTGAGCAAGCAGCGCAGCAAGGTGTTTACGAAGCGTTTCAAGGATACGTGACAACAGCAACGCAAAATGTAAAGACTCGTGATTACCTTGATGAAAGAAGCACCGCAAGAACAAGCAAGCCAAATTTAAACTATCAAGATGCTATTGACGCTTTGCCAGAAGAACTTAGATCTTCTGTTCAGGCTCGCTACGATCAGTACAAGACAGTTGCTGAAGAAGGTTGGAATAAAGAAACAGGGACATGGAAAACGGGAGCGTTGTCACGTTCAAAAGAATTAGAAAAAAGTCTCACAGACAGTCTTTATAGAGCGCAAGATGAAGTAGCTTTTGGGGATTATAGGCGTAGTCAAGCAACACAAGCAGCAACGGAAGAGCTTATACAAAAATTAGAACTTAGCTTAGAGCTTCCTACGGACTCAGTGGAAGTGAATAGAGAGGCTAAACAAACTGCTAAAGATCCTAAAAACATAACAACTGAAGAATACGAAACAGCAAGACGAACTGTTGCACGTAGGGATCGAGCATCTGTAATTAAACAAATAAGAATTTTAGATCCGGAATACGCCGCAAAAAATTACCCTGATCGTAAAATAACACAAGATATTTCTATGTATTCTGCGGATGAACAAGAAACAATAAAAGCCGCAGCGCAGGAATATCCAGACAAATCTATAGATGATATTATAGAGGCTCTTAAAAGAAAAAAAATTATAGGAGTTAAAAGTTCTTCAGACGGTGCGTTTGGAAGTGAATACATGTCATCTGCACAGTTAGAACCTGAGCGACAGTATTTAGAACGAGTGAGAAGTAAGATAAGCCCAATGGGTACTTATACACAAGGTTAATTACATGGCGTTTGAGAACTTATTTGATGATGATGAGAATTTATTTTCAGATGTTTCTGAAAGACGTTCTTTAAATTTATTTGATGATTTGTTTGACGAAGATGTTGAATACAGTGCTGTTAGATCAGGCGCTGTAAACTTTCTTGAATCTGCAATAGGCGCAGGTGATGAGCTTGATGCTGTTGTGCGTTTAATGTCAGGCAGCGCAAAGACTTGGGACGAGGCAATCACTGCTTCTCGCGGTGAACTCAGCGCGTTTAAAGAAGACAATCCCACAGCTTCTACCGTTTTAAATGTTGCTGGTTTTGCTAGCGGTCTGTTCATACCCGGAGCAGGTGTTGCAAAAATTGCACAGTCTGGAAGCAAGCTGTCTCGTGCTGCTAAAGTTGCAGGCATAGGCGCTGGCGAAGGCGCTGTGTATGGATTCTTGTCAGGCGAAGGCGAAGATCGCGCAACCAGCGCAGCACTTGGCGCAGGCGTTGGAGGCATTCTTGGCGGCGCTGCTGGAGGATTGTTAACTAAAAGCGCAGACGAAATACAAGAAGCAACTAAAAAGTTAGACGCTGAAACATGGTCAGGAAAAGGCAGTCACATAGGCGGCACTGACGGTTTTGTTAACGTAGGCAGGGCTAAAGAATCTGGTAAGATCGGCGCAGACTTTGACGCTAGCTTGGCAGGCAGAAAAGTAAAAGATATAACAGAAGACGCACCTGTTTCAGCGCACCCTAAAGCTCCCAGTGACGTAAGAGGAAATGTTTTTTTAACGACAAAGGAATGGATTGCAAAGAACGTAGGACAACGTGCTGCTAAACTAGCAGAGGATGCTGAGACGCTAGCAAGGCACGACCAGCGTGAGATAGAAGAAATATTTGACACTACTTTAAAGCCAGTAGCAGATGTGTTTGAAAGCAACCGCGCTCTAAAGTCTCTAGCTCTCCGTATGAATAAGTCTATCAAAAAAGATAGGCGAGCTACGTGGGACGACATGAGCGCAGCAGCTAGAACCGCTGAAGAAAGAGAGGCTGTAAAACTTCTTCAAGAACAGATGACGGTGTTGACTGGATTAGATTTTGTTAAACTTCCCAAGGCAAACTACATGCCTACAAAAGCACTTGAGAAAATAGAAGGCGCTGTCGGTAATCCAGATCAGTACCACAACCCGTTGGTAGCTGTTAAGGAGATGGCAGAAGATATTTCTGTTGCTCGTTCTTTGATTGCACGTTTTGATGTTGATGTCAACAAGATACGACAGCCTAAGATTGGAAAGGGTGAAAGCAGGTTGGATGTTGTTATTGATGCTATTGAAAAGCAAGCCAAAGCTGAAGGCGCTAGCGCTGACGTTGCAGCAAACTTAGCTAACGGATTGCGCTCCCAGTTCATCGCCTCAAAGAAAGGCGGTAACGTAGCTGGTGCTGTGATTCGACGGACTGTTTCAGGCACGTTGCTAGGCAACCCACTAAACGCTTTACTTAACGTAGCTGAAGGAATCACTGCTCCTATTTACCAGAACGGTGTTAAGGCATGGGCGCAGAGCATCCCTAAAGGAATCTTGTCTACCTTCAATCAGACGTTTGGTATTAACAATCCTAAGTGGATGTCTAACAGGCAGATTGGACTCGACCGTGAGTTTATGGGTGAGCTTGCAAACGCTGGTGAGAAAGCGTTTAGAGACGCTGCTGAAGGACAGCGATTTGTTTGGAACAAAGGTGTCGTGAGAGGACTAGACACGTTGAGCAAAGGTCTGTACAGGATGTCTGGTGTATCTATTGTTAACCGAATGGGTCAAGAGATGTTAACTAACAGCGCGATCAGACGCGGTATTGACCTTGCAAAGAAAGGAGACTTGGATAAGCTGCGTAAGCATGATGGAATGCGTGGGCTTACTGAGTCTGAGTTTCAATCGACAGTCAACGCGCTGAAGAATGAACAGTACAGCAACCCTTGGGTTCTAAACTTTGCTGGCTCTTCATTAAACAAATGGCAACCTGTCAGCGCCAGCGCTATGCCTAAAGCATTCCATGATAATCCTAACGGACGCATGGCATACAGCATGTTGAGTTACATGAACAAGCAGATGAACAGCATTCGCACCGACATTGGCTTGAACATAATGAGAGCGCAGCGTCTAGGGCTTAACACTAAAGAAGGTGCGGAGGCAGCGCGCACAGCTATGCTTAACTCAGCAAAATATGCAGGGTTGTTTGGTGTTTTTGCAGGGGTGTGGGACGACTGGAGAAAGACGTTCGACTTATCTAATGACAGAACTCTTGAAGACTTGTTGACACCGGAAGGAATCTCCAAGGCTTTGTTGAATCAGTTAGCTTCAAACATGTCTTCAGGAATCTATAACATTAGGTCTGAAGAGTTCGGCGGTAAGCCTGTTGAGTTGAAACCAGCGCCTATATCTGCTGCCTCTAACATACTAAGTGGTGTTGCTTCAACTGGTGAGCGGTTGTTAACAGGGGAAGAAGAACCGTTAACGCCTCTACTTAGAGCAGGACAAACATACGTCCCCGGTGTTGCAAACATAGACAGAGTGCTACGTACAGCCACCGGAGAGCGTCTGTTTGAAAAGCTAGGACTTATAGACTAAAGCTCGCAGTTGTTACCTGTACAGGCTAACTGCTGTGACCCTTCAGTCCTGTCATCCTCCTCACGAATATCCCAGTCGATAACGGTTGGGATTTCTTTTCTGAGCTTCAGATAAGTCTGCTTATCTATTGGCTCATACGGTGCTTGCTGATACGTGTGTTCGCTGTACGGTAAGAAAGAAATGCCACTGATCTTATCGAACTTATTGTACAGCCACTGTCCAACTTCC